ACCATAATCCATACAATTCCAAAATTGTAAATTATGAAGTGTCATATCAGGAGTTGGTTTCTCCGGAGACGAGACAAACGCGCTGATAGGCAATTTATCATACATTGCTGCATACTCTGGTAAGTACGTTTCAAAATAAAAAGCACGCCCAGGCATCGATTTAACCGATACCCAGACGCCCTTTACAAATTCACCATGACCACTTTGATGATCGGTGAGATATTCTTTTCTTACCCATACTTCATAAGCAGGTAAATTAGAAATCAAGCAAGACATGTAGAAAGTTCAATTATTAATACTATCTATTATCTTCCCTGACCTCTGTACTTCTTACGAGCCGCGTTACGCGATGTTGCAGAATACGTCGTGTTCTTACCATTACCTTGACGAGTTTTTTTCGGTTTTGATTCAATGTTTCTTTCACCATTTAAACCAACCTTTGATCGCACTGCCATAAGACTCCTTACTCCTCAATAATAATTTCGGTTTTAATGTTACTTGGTTGACCTGTCTCATAAAATTCTATGGACAGGTCTTCTATTTTATCAAAAAATTCTGTAGTATCTAATCGATCATAAAGAATTTTATCATCTACAAGAATTCTATGAAATTCCTGACGTGCCATCTTAGATTACTCGCATCTTTTCGTGTCCAACGCGAACACGAGGATCACACCAAATCTCGAAACCTGCCTCCTTTGCATCAAGGCAGAATGAGACATCCTCTCCACACATATCCTGTACTTCGCCACTCTCGAAGACTTGCATCTTTGGTGCAAACCATGGATACTTCATCTCATTATTCTCCCAGACTCCGTGCTTGATGAGTAACCATCCAAATCCGGCATAATCTACGGTGAATGGAGATCTGCGCTTTGAAATACTCTCAACCGTTTCATGATTCATCACACCGCCATTGTTACGGAAATCATCCTCTTCCATCCAATGTGCCACTGAGGTCGTTCTACCATCTTCTGTGGCATACCATCCGGATGCAATGTCTTGATCCATTAGAACCAATTGCCAAAACTTCTCAGTGTTGAAAATAATATCACTATCAATCCATAACTGATAATCATAATTTAATTTTCCGTCCCAGGGCAATTGATCCGGACCACGCAATACATTTGCTCCAAGACACTTGCACCTTGCAAAGTTGACCATGGACGAGTAGTCTTGCGAAATCTGGATGCTTGCTCCTGATTGTACTAAGTCAAAACAAAGTTGTACAAAATTCTTTAGATATGCATAAGAACATCCTCTCCCAGGAAGACAAAAGACAATTGCCTTTCCTCTTACCATTTCCTTTGCTTTATCGTAATCCCACTCTGCTGTTTTTTTGACCGGCGTTTTTGCCTTTACCGTGAATCCTTTTGCCATAAGAATAACAATTTACTTTCGAATCATACAACATTATATAGCGATTGTCAAGGACTCTTCTCTTCTGCTAAAACAATCTCATTTCCATCCACTAACCACCTTAAAGTAGTGCCCTCATACCATTGCATTTCATTCAAAATTACTTCGGGCACCGTTACATAATAATCCCCAGTCACAGGATCGACCTCTACTTCACTGAAAATTTTCTCGGAATTTTTTTGCATATACACGAACCTTACACTTGATTTTATATAGCGAAAAAAAATTTTATGTGCCTTGGAATTTTATCGCCCTCTTGGAAACCTTTGTAGGTTAGGGGAGTCATGGGTTTTTATAAACGCCCCCCCTTTAACGGGGGGACTGCTGTATTCACGAACGACTGATTATGCGACTGTTGTGAACTTAGTGTTGTTGAAGTTAGCAACAGAAAACTGCTGACGATTAACCAATTTATATGTACCCAACTCAGTGGAGTAGACATAACCCTCACCATCGATTCTGTCATAACCGATGTATGCCTCAGGACCTACATTTCGGCACTGATTCATCAACTCTTCTTTCAAAACTATCATCAACCCGTAGAGGTGCATGAGTGACTCATTGCCCATGAAGTCCTCACCGGTCATAGGATAACCCTCACGAATTGACTTATTCACATTTTGCTTAATCTGTGCCGCGTCTCTATCACTTACGAACGCGGTCTTATCATACACCTGACGAATCAAGTCTATGACGGGAGGCATCTCAAACTGATCCAATCCGTCATCATACTGACCGCTCCAGATATATGCCTTAGGGAATACGAACTTACAATAGACTGTATCGGTGATCATAAACCTTAGCGGTTCTGCCACGGCATCACGTAGATCGGATTCTGCCGTGTAGAGCGTATGCGGCGCAACGATGATTTCCTCTTCTACGATGTCATCGAACTTATAGGTGATTGTGTTCGGTGTGTATTCATCAGCACCACCGAATCCGATGAAGTCCCCTTGAATAATACCCCCAACCCGTGGTAGATAGTCGAAGCACTTATGCAGAATTGTTGCAACCTGTCCCGTGTGGTTTGCATCGATGTCCTGATGCGATTCGTTGATTTTGATCTTTACTTTGTTGAATACGGATTTGGTCCCCACAAAGAACTCACCCGATGCAGGATTAGTCCCCCAAACGATTGCTGGTGCCCCATCAATTTTCACTGATAAGTCACCCTTCATTTTGAGAGATACTAAAAACGAAGTATCCCCAGTGAGGATTGTGTCTTCGGGATGTTCGATGTGGAGGTTTTTTGTCATGTTGTGAATTAGGATTTTGAAGGATTGGAGGGAGATTTGGGTTAGATAGGGAATGAAATATTTGCTGCCTCAGGGTTGCAATAGTAGCGATTCTTTGATTCTACATGACCCTTGTAAGAAGAGAGCGCACCGGCATGGATATACGCAGGGAGTGCCGCACCGTCGCTGGAAACCCACAGGGTGCGACGGGTTGAAAGGGAGGTAGCAATGCGGAACATGATCAGAGAAGAATCAGGATGAGAACGATTGAATAAAAGCGGGCATAGCAGCGTGCCCACTCCTGCTTAGTTTTGATCATGCGAACACGTATCCATTGACGAACTCATCAGCGTTGTAGACCTTGCTCTTACCTGCCTGCCCTACAAATTTACGGACGTACCAAACAAAATCCTTCTGGAATACTCCCTCGCCAGTGATGCAGAATTCAGAGCACAGGGCGTTGAGTCTGCTCTTGGTGGTATTGGACTGCCAACCGCCGTCAAAGATGGTCATGGAGTCGTCATCGATTGTTGCAATCTGATTGCCGTGGAGATAGACGAAACTCACACCCTCAATGGTGATCACCTGAGTGTTGCCTGACTTCCAGTCTTGGTTCGCCTGGATGGCGGCGTTCATCTGGGTTTCGATCTTACGCATGAGAAGAGAGAAGGTTTAGAGCGTGTGGCGGGCGTTGTCCCCTCCACTTCTATACAATACACGATTTTGAGGGTCGTGCCAAAATCGTGTGGCACTAGTCCGACTGTCACATGCGGTCTATGCTGCGCTGGATTTGGTCGTTACGCTCTTGCATGATCTGCACCATATCAGAATCCAACAGATCGATGAGAAGATTGGCACCTAACAAAATAACAATGGCAGAAAGACAGATACGCATGAGTTTGTGTTACTTAAGGTTTGCTTTGTTGATGACTGTAACCCATTCAGTCGGGGGTGATAGTTTGTTGGATACCTTTACCCAACGACCTTTGAACTTAACGATGGTGAATTTCATAGGTTTGAATTGAACTCATTGTGACAATCAGCAACGAAATCTACAAGTTCTTCGGTACAATCAAGACCGAAACGATCGCATACCCAATCGATTGCCCCTTCCAGATCAGGCATCATTTCCAGCATGTACTGAGAGAGGTCTGATGCGATCATCTCTTTGAGTTGGCGCATGTCGCTCTGCATGGCATAGGTACAAGGGTCGGTGTAGGTTTGCATTCGGTTGATTTCTTTGACCCTTCTAGAATACACGATTTTGGACCCTGTGCCGAAACCTTGTGCCACCTCTCCGATCGTCCACGGGCAGCTGACCTGAGTATTACTTAGTCTCCACTAATTCCTGCTGTTGTAACATTAGTTGCTCCTCTGTAACCTCATCCACACAGTCTTGAATCATGGTGTAGATGTAATCTATCTGCCCAACAT